TTCTTGCTTCACGTACTTCTTCAATCGTTCTATCAGCATCCTCATAATTTTTTATATTTGTTGAAGTAATTCTTTCATCATCTAGTTTACGCTGTATAGCATTTTTTAATTCTTTATTAATTCCCTCAAATACTCTCCCATTGAATCCCTTAAACATAACAACTCTCCTTTCTAATAATTAATTTAAGAGGTCAACATAGATTGTTGACCTCAATACAATGTGTTTGATACTAATCTTCAGTAACAACTTCAGGCACCGTACCACCTCCTTGAGAGGTTCTATAATAGTACATTTATGCTAAACTCTTCTTTATCATTCTTATTAATTTATCAGGTTTTGATGAATGTCTAATTAGACCAAATTTAACAACTCTAAATTCATTATCAATAAAGGCTATTGAGCTCTTATCAGTAATTCCTCTTTTCTTTCTATTTTCTAAAATTGCTACACATCGTTCTAATGACTCTCTTTTATTTTTTAGCTCTGTACTAGTGAATGACATAATTGACTTCATGTTATCTCTCCTTTTATATGATTAGTTTATATTTATCATTATTATAATATATGATTACATACTAATTTACTACAATTTAATAGAATTTAGTAAATACATCTTTCTTAACAGATGAGATAGTATCTTTAGATATATAATCTGTAAAGTGAATTAATTCTGTAACTAAATATGGGAACTTTACTATCAAGTCATTAACTAGACCGTTATCTAAATCATCAAAACAGCATATATAGTTTATATTACGCATTAATATCTTTCTCTGAGTTCTTTCTTCAATTAATAATTCAGATGGGATACACTTCATATATGCATTAGTTCTTACAACACTTTCATAAACCTGGTCAAGTGTAGGATTATCTATATATAATATAGACTCTGCAGACTTACTAACTGCATAATCCGCCATTTTTTCACTAATCTCATTAAAGAATCTAAGAACTGATACATTTGTGTTTATTGCAATTTTCTTAATTTCATCATCAGTGTGTCTTAGGTACCTATAATTAGTATATGTAGCCCTTTCTATAACTTGTTTCTCAAACTCCTTACTTACGGGGTGTATAACTTGAGTAAGTATATCAGAATTAATCTTATAATTATCATCTGTAAGATATAATTCAGCTATATAGTCATTGAGAATAGTTGGTATATTTGTCACTCCACTATTATCCCTGATGTTCTTGATATCATCCTTAGTCAATAATAGTCCGTTAGATAGTGTACTTTTACTACTTGCATTTCCAGATGCTTGCCCTATAATTGCATTTAAGTTTTCAATGAAGTATTTCTTAGTATCATCACTTATAACCCCTGATATATCCTTTAAGAAATTACTATCCAATACTAACCCAAAATCATTTTTAGTAGCATACTCAATAAACTTAAATGCAAGTTTATCTGCATCAATTTTATCATTTAGTTGATGTATAAATTGTATAGGGTAAAATGAACTGTAATTACATTTTATGAATACTTTAAATACCTTATCTGCATTAAGATTCTCACTTTTCTTTACACAAGGCAATAATCTAAATATATCAATTTTAGTAGTTGCATAATCATGTGTACCATTCTCGTTCATTAGTTCAATTAGATCATCTATATCTACCCTATTTTTAAATCTTAGATACACACCATCATGCGTCATTCTATCATTACTATATAATTCAACTCTTTCTTCAGGACTATATAATTTTCTAATAAATTCTCTACTCACATGATTACCATACTTGAGTAACATATTTAATAAATATTTTTGTGAATTACCATTCTCCATACCCTTAATGCCCTCAGAGTAATCAGGGAATCTCTTTTTATTTGCAAATATACCAACTGCATTATTGATGATGTCATTATTATCTTTTATTTTATCCATTACATCTAATTGTTTTTCATAAGTAGCATTATCAAATACACCATTCGAATCAACTGATATAAATTTTGTATCTTTATTATCTTCTATAAATTCTTTTAGTTCATCATAATAATTCTTATCTACATTCATTTATTATATTCTCCTTTGATTTGCTTCTAAAGAAGTTACTTATCTTATTAAGAAGTAACTCCTTATCACTTACATTAGTAAATACAATTTTATAATCTGCCATACATTCATTAGGGTCACACCCTGGATAATTAAGCAATGATGCTGAATATACTCTGAATATTTGCATTTCTATTTCTAGAGTTAACTCCATTACCATCTGTTCCACTTCATCCTCATAACCTTCTAAAACGCCAAACAAAATATAACTAATAGGTGCATGACCGCCAGAGTAACCGTCTCATCCCCCTTGACAACAATTTAGAGATACGACACGTGTACCATATGAGTTTATAGCATCAATAGTATCCTTCAGCATAGGATCTATCTCTATTTCCCCACTAATTATATTTCGTGTGATATCAGTTTTATATTCTTTAGAATGATAATTTTTAAACATCATATCGTGTCCCTATTAGATTACTTATCTTTCTATCACATTCAGAACAATAACCAATCTCATCATGGTTATCAATAGTATCAAAACAACAAGATGTTTTGGATTCTTCATCTGACTTAACTATACCTGTCTGACCTTGAGGTAACGCATACTTAAATTTATATGTTGGAGTACCTTCATATTTTTCTCCATTTATATATTCTTTACTCCGTAAGAAATACTTATATTCACACTCATATAACGGTGTATATAAATAAAATTCTTTCATTGTTGCACCTATTACATTATGATGTACAGCACCTGTAGTATTGTGTATAGGTATTAGAATACTGTTTGTACATATAACATAATCTTTAGATTTAAAATGTTCCCTAACTTCTAGTGACACACCACTCCATCCATCTAGTAGCTCATGAACAACACTCATGAATTCATTAGTTGAATCGTAGTTAATTAAATCAAACTCCTCATCTTCACCATTAAAATCATTGATAAGTAACACAGTTTCATTCTTCATCTTCATCCTCCCTAAAATCTACAATTTTATCTTCAATAGTATAATATATGCTTAGATAGATAATTAGAGAAATACAAATAAGCATAACCAATTAAGGTTATGCTTATAATGATTAATATTGAACTTACCTCTGTAAGTATAAATATAATTCAGTAATCCTTTTATATCTTTGAATTCTTTCATTCTTATAAAACTGCATTGTTTGAATTAGCCATTCTTCACAATCATCAAAGTTCTCAAATGGTTCTACTACAAATATAGATGATATACTCTCATTGGTTATATTATCAATTAGAGTACATGTGAATGTATAATCTAATTCCATGGTATAAAACTCAAAGTTGTTAGAGAGTACTTTAGTATTTGATAATTCCATACTCACCACTCCTTCTTAAATTGTTAGCGTTAATATTATTATCTTAGTCTATTAGCACTATTTTCTAATTCATCCTTATAGTCAGTCTTTAAGAATTCTATATGTTGTTCTATTTCTTTATAGTTAGGACTATCTTCTAAATAATTGCCCAACATCTCGTCCAGTTGAGTTATAAATACTTCCCTATCTCTCATTAGTAAATCTACTTCCCCTATACTTGTTGCACTTTTAGCCATCTTTATTAATATAGGTTCGTTTTTATTTAATTCTAGTCTCATATAGTTTCTTCTAAGACTTTTACCGTCTCTTTTTCTCATTATCTTAAATGTATTATATAAGTCGGGTATTATACCTTCTAAGAATAGACATTCATTATACATTTCTCTTTTCACTCCAAACCTCCTAATTTTTAGTTAATGTAAATATTGTCTGTACTGCTTCATTTCCTATAGTTCTATTAAAATTACCAGATGGATCTAAGAAATTCCTTAAACTATTTATAGTATCTTCAGCTTCAATATTTGCTTCATTACTCCATACTGCTCTTAATGATACTGTATCACCATCATAATCACCACCAAGGGCATCCAAAACTGCATTACCTACAACAATAGTATCTATAAATTCATTTTCTTTAGCTATATCAGTTATGATAGGATAATCTTCAAATAATGTATTTTGTACCTCAACATTTTTATCTACTTCCTTGGTAGTCATAACTTTTATCCTAGCAGGATATATATTATTAAAAGTTTCGACTGGATATCTAGTTACATATACATGTTTACCCTCTACTACTTTTGTAGCAATTATATACAGTAAATCAGTAAGTGTAAATATTCTAGGTTCTCCATCTACAATTATATTAAGTTTCTTTTTACCTTTTTCAGTATTAACTTCAATAGGCATAAATCTTTTATCAGGACTCTTAATATATAGGTTAAGTAGCTTCTTAAATTTATCAGGCGTAAAGTCATCCATAGGATTTTCTAACATATACTGTTTGCCTGACTTAGTCTTTATATACTTAGTAACTGAAAATATTTCTTCGAAATAACCAGTTAAATGGTATATAAAAAAAGGAAAGAATAGATTTATTACATGACTTAAAGGAACACCACAATAACCAAACTTTATATTACTGCTTTCCCAACTATTAGAATCATACGTATTGGCACTTATAACCCCACGTGTAGCATAATCAATAGCCTTTCCCATTAAACCTTGTCTTATTATTCCTGTCTTCTTACTAACACTATCCTTAAATAAATTATATATATCCATGATAGTCTGTTGAAGTTTATATTCAGTTAAATTACCCATAAAACTAAAGTCACTACCTTGGTCTATTGATTTAGATAAATTTATTAATTTTGAGTATAGACTATTTATCTCATCTACACTTAATTTACCAGAACCTGACTTAGTCATATTTATATCTCTATAAAATGCAGGTATCACTAACCATTTAGACTGAAATGCTTCAGTTCTCTTGACAGTATTGAACACATCAATCTTTTCATTTCTCTTTCTACTCTCATTCTTTTTAAAATCCATTTTATAAAAGTTCTTATATAGAAATGATAAACCAGTTCCCCCATTTTCATCATCTTCTACAAGATAACCATTCTCATCAAGACTTACAAACTTCTCACCACTTATTACTTGTACTATACTTCTATCAATAGTGGTTAAGATTTTATATACTACTGGATGAAGAAAGTTATGTTTTAAATCTACATACCCAAATATAGTCTTTCTATCATAACTACCAACTGGTCCAAATAAAGAATATGAAAATAAACCATCTTCAGTAGGATGCCTAGATTTATCTAAAAATATAGGATTCTCTACTTCTGGACATTCATTGATTTCTATAAATTTATTCACATCAAAAATATCATTTTTCATTTATTATACATTGCTCCTTTCTTAAAATTAACTATTAATGTAATGTTAAAGACAATGCAAAAAAAAAACATTATATAGAGTTAACTATATAATGTCTTATTCTAATATATTTTAACAACAAAACTCTTTTTATTAGATACCATAATATTAGCACTAGTTCTACCAAATGGTATTTCATTATTGCCATTATTTATTATAATATTCTTATATATTTCTCTTATAATGGTTTGTATATCATTATCATCTTTTATAATAGATTCATCATTAAGAAGAGTACATGATATTCTCTCATGCTTCGTTGGAACATCTATCATAAATCTATCTAGAAACTTGAACTTAACCTCTCCAAACCCCTCTACATTTCTGTTATCTTTCATAACTACCTCCTAGGAGTATTGATCCTCTAAATCTAGAAATTCTTCTAATGAATTTTGTCCTTTTTCACACTTCTCTGAACAACATCCATTATGTAACTCTAATTGTTCTGTAGATGACTTCTTATTACAGTATCTACAATACCCACCTTCTGTACTACAATACTTTTCAGCCATGTCTTCATATCCGTCCATTGTCAACTATTCACCTTCCCTAAATATTCTACTTTCATAAAGGTATACAGTTGAAAGATTATTAGTTGCTAGAGAAGAAATTTTCTCTCTCATTTCTTCATCCTTGTTGTATCCATACTTAGGTATAAAGAATGACTTATTATAAGAATTAGTATTCTTAAGTACATCATATATGTTATCCAAACAGTCATCAATAAATAAATCATATTCAATACCTAACTCATTTATAGCTTCAGACTTTTTAGTATCTCCATCTACTGAAATAAAGGTTATATTCTCAGTACCTAAATATTTAGCAACCCATCTTTTCTTATAATCTTCTGTACCTTCTATTACTTTAGTCACTATATAGATATGTTCAATCTCACCTCTATCAAGTAGTATTTTCAGAGTCATTCCGAAATTAGTTATTCTACAATTAGAGTAAAATTTATCATTATCTTTATATAACCCTAAGAATAAGTCAAATACTTCTTCAGGCAATTCTTTACCATTTGATAGCCAATTATTTAGATAATATTCATCTCTGTTTAAGACGTGCATCATACTATAATCAAAATCTAAGTCCATATATTCTGAAAAATGTGTCTTATTTTCCAATAATAAATATGTCCACAATGGGGATATAAGAGTTAATACCTCATCCATATCAGTTGCTATTTTCTTTTTATTTTTAAGATTTGAAAGTTTCTCTAACAATTAAAATTCCTCCTCAATTCAAAAAAATTAATCAATATTATATTGTGAGTATAATATTGATTAACTTATATTTATTTAGTCATTAAACATTCCTTTAATAGTACTCTTTTCAACTTTCTGCGTTTCTACAGACTCAGCTTCTTCATTCTTTTGCTTCTTATTACTTCTTGAAGAAATACCACGTGTCTTCTTACTTCTAGAACCTTTAGCAATTCCGCCACGTACATTTCTTGAACTTGTTGATGCTTTTAAACTATAGTGTGAGTTGAATAAACCACCAGCAAATGAAATAGATGTCTTGATTACTTCATAGAATGATAAGAATTCTACATTAATTGCTAACTCATTACCTTCGCCAGTCTCTGGATCTACGTCTGTCATTATTGTTTGGATTCTATTTAATTGGTGAGTATATTGGCTTTTAATTTCACCATTTTCATATACATAAATATTAATAATAATAATAGTGTTACCCTTTTCATCAAGGTCAGATACAATTTCAAGTAATGAACCTGTCATATCTTCTTGATTTACATGGTTCAGTTCAGTCTGAGATATTTTACCCAAGAACATTAGGTTCAATGCCTTCTCTAATCTGATTAACTCAAATTGTGTTAATGAAAAGAAACCTTCATCATAAATTGTTGTACTACCCTTTTTCTCTAATTCAATCTTCTTACCACTATCACTTAATGGAATAATTTTAATTAAAGTATTAATGTAGCCTTTGTCTTTATCTTCTCTTACGCCTACACTTAAAATCTGCTTATTATCATCACTATATTCCCAATATGTTACATCATCCCTGCTGTATTTATAGTTTGGCTTATCGCTTTTTGTACCTTTTCCTTTTCTTGCCATTGTTAAATTCCTCCTTAGAATATTCTTCTCATTTGTAATAAATAGTTTAAATTAAATAAAAAATATGGGAACGCTACTTCCCATAATAAAGCTCTAAAGCTTTTTAAGATCTAAGTCTTAGCTAGTCATCACTCCCTAATAGTATGCCAAACACTTGCAATACTATAAAACGACTTAATCCCGCACTAGGCTTGGTGACTGCATAATTACATAAAACGGTTGGCGTGTGCTCCACCAGTTTTACTATATACAGTTCTTAGGAGTGTAGCAATAGCAAGGTTTATAGCGGTGACTACTTAACCTTTATCTATCATAATAATAATATATATTTTAAAAGTCTATTATATTCGAGTAATATGTTTTCTGGTCTGTTAACTTTAGTTCTTTGAATCCTAGTGATTTAAGTATTATTAAACCATGTCTAATATTATCCCCTACAATTTCATTAACTGCAATATAAGGTCTAATCCATTCAGGAATATTATCTACATTCTTTGGGAATGCAATAGTTGTAAAACCAAATCTACTTACATCAAAGCTAGGTTCACCTGGGAATGGCTTTATACCATTCTCATCTAAATGGAATACTTCTTTCATTAATATCTTATATTCTTCTTCATGACCATTTTCTAATAAATCTTTTAAGTCTTCTGGATTACCAGCATTCAATTTTAACAAGTTAATTTTCTCTGGTGGTGCGATTGGATCATTAGGGAATAACTCATTATGAATGATAGTACCACGTAATTGAGCCATTCTATCAGGAAATGCATAATTGCTTGATGGATTAACTTTAAATGGTGTAGTAAACGTCATTTCACCTTTAGCAAGACTCTCATTAACTTCAGCTTCAAATGCCTTAAATTCTTTTAGTACTCTAGATAGTGATATATCATCACTGCCTAATATTTCATCTTCAATAACTTTTGTTAATACTTCTTCAACTCGCTTACTAACATTAGATTTCTTAATCGATAAGCCTTTCATATCAGTTATAGGTGGGTCTAACATAACACCTTCTCGTGATAATAGTCTACCTACATACTGTTTCTTATTTTCAGTAGACATAAACTTCTCGTATAAATACTCATTCTTCATATTTATTATGGGTTGCTTTTCTTCACTTAAGTTACAATTCTCTGTTAATCTCTTTAGTGATGCTTCTATAAAGTGAGTTAAGAAGTATACACCTATGTTAACTACACTTATAGTATCTTCTTTAGTATCTTCTACTTCAAATCTTTCAGATATAAATTCATAGAATGGATTCATATAGATAAAGTTAGAATCTGTATCTACTGTTAATATAGACTCTCTTTTATCTTTGATAGCACGTTCATATCTATCATATATACTATGGTCATGATATACAAATTCTTCAAGTAAATCCCATAGTAAATCAAGATTAGTAGATATTTCCTCATTAGCATCACCTGCATCAAGGAACTCTGTTCCGACTACATTACTTAAACAATTCATAGCCATATCACATGCATCAAGAAATTTATATATTTGATTCTTATAGTAAATTACATTACGTTGTTCTTGATTAAGTAGTGACACTAAATTCCGAACTTCCTCAAATCCTTCAGTATCTTTTACCATACCCTCTAGATAAACTAATAACTCATCTTCATCTATGAATGAATCTTCTCTTATAATCTCACTAATTATAAATTCAGAGTCTATGATAACATCAGTCATAAATTGAAGCATTTCAGATACATTATTTAGTTTTATATTATTACTTAGAAATCTCTCAAAACTCAACATACTGTGTGTAATAATCTGAACTCCCGTATATGTTACTGAAGCCGCAACTCTATTATTATAGAACTGACTTGTAGGCATACCTGATGCACCGTAGTATGAGTTTGCAAGTAATTTAAGCACTGAGCCTTGGAGTCTGTCTAACGCTTTTGCTAATTCTTCATTACCATCTTTCTTAGCTTCAAACATTCTCTGCTTGGCATCATTACGTTCACTAAGTAAATAGTCAAGCATGCTTGTTATTAAGTTATTTGTTTCATCATGTTGCTTATAGAATACCCCGAAACCTGTTAGGATATCACCTTTCTTCATAAAATTATCAAGTAAATCTAGTAACTTGAATTTACCTTCTTTTTGTTTATAATCATTACTGAAGATAGCATCAGGTGATTCAAGCCTCTCATCAATTATAACATCTACTTGTCTACTTAATTCATCTTCATCTATATCTGGTTTGCTTAGACGAAGACCATTCATTATTTGCTCCTTGTATTCATTAATAAATATTGAATCTTTATTCTCCATTGACACTCCTTTCATAAAATATAATCATGTGTTATTTTTAAACCAAAAATTAGATAGATACATCCCACGATTTACCAGTAAACTTATTCTTAGTATCACATATCTCACACTTTGTTTTACTAAGTATAAATACTGTTATAGTATCACCCTTTATTATATTACCACACTTGATATGTTTTAGGGTAAAAGGTCTGTCATATGATAACGCTGTTAGTGGTTCGTATTCGTCGCTATCTAACATTTCTAATAAGAATTTATGCTCATTAGTCCTCTTTAATCTTGAACACTCTGGACACCGTCCACCTGAGAATAAGAAACTATTAGGTATAACTTTCCAAGAATGACCACAGTAATTATGTCTTACCATTAATTTTGTATGTGAATTAGTGTATGAATCAATGACACTATATTCATCCCAGCTAATTCTTCAACTTCATTTTCAAATTCTTCTTGTGTTTTAGCTCTGCTCATATCTTCTAACTTCTAAACCTTTTTCTCCATATAATAAATGAATTAATAGGTTATCTATATCCTCTTTTTCATTTTCTTCAATAGTATTACCTTCCACTAATAGATTTAATACAAGTTTACGTATCCTTAAATTATTGTAATATCTATCAGTATTAAAGTCTACATTCGCTAGAAGGTGCTCTAGTACCTCAGATACAATTTCTGAAGTACTAGTAATATTTGGTAATTTATCCACAGGAGTATCTATAAATGCAAGTAAATGAGATTCAATAGCAGTACTAAGCCCATCATCTCGTTGCATTTTAGAAATGATTTCATTAATTTCATCGGTTCTTTCTAACCTTCTATTGAAATTGAACTCATCATCAGTTTTTTCTAAATTATTATAAGGATTATATTCATCTTCTTCATTATTATCTTCATTTATTATAACAAATTCAACCATATCACTTGTCTTAGCATGCTCAATCATTGCACTTTCCCTAAACTTTTTATCAGATACTACACGCTTAATACCAGCTGATATCAAAGCCTTAGCACAGTCATTACATGGACTATGAGTTGTATATGCAGTAGCACCATTTATACCTATATTATTCTTACTTGCCTTAGTGATGGCATTTATTTCCGCATGTACTTCATACATTTTAGACCATTCTCTATGTGCAAGAGGAATTGAATTCCCTCCATATAGTTCTAACCACTTATCACTATTTACTTTGTTTTCACCATCTTCATGTGTATACAATTCATTACAATTTACATCACCTGATATAGTTCCATTTAATCCTATTGAAAGAATATTATTATCTCTAACTATAATGCATGCTACCTGCTTGCTAGCACATTTACTATGTGTAGCCATTAATTTAGCCATACTTAAATAGGTTTTATCCCACTCTCTATTATCTGTATTATAACTATTAACCAATTTCATTGTAGTTACTGTCATATATTTCACCCCTTTATATTAAAAAAAGATAGGAACATAGAAAATGTCCTATCTTTATAATTTACTCTAATCAACCTTAACAATTCGTCCGTAATCAATAATACTTAACACTGATTTATTATCTAAGCTATTATCTTCTGTTGTAAAGATAGTTAACTTACCGTTAATATTTGATTTATTAAACATTTTTAAAGCTTGAACCATTGAATTTCTAGCTGAATCCATATTGCCGTCAGATGCAACATTATAACCAGTGGATACAATAGTGTTATCTATTGTAAAGACTGTTGCATCATTTCCAAATTCACTTAATTTTCTTAATTCTTTAGTTAAGTTAACTACAATTTCTTCAAATTCTTTACTCTTATCATACTTATATGACTCTTTAATGTTTGATATATCTAAGTCCTGAATAAAAGTTGAACTTTGACTTTTCATTCTCCGTTCTATAATAAATTCACTAACATCAGATGTAAATTCAATATCAACATTTGTCACATCATTTTCCCAAGATTGCATTTCAATTGCACCACTACCTAAAGTAATTACTGCAAAGCTCTTAGTGTTAATAAATTCTTCCTTATCTGGTGCTAGGATTAAACCATACTCTCCAGTCTTCTCATTAAGAGCAATAGAACCTATATAGTTAGACAGCTCACCTATATTGTCTTCGTTTTTTAAATACTCCTTAGAAAACTCAGTGACCATCTCTATATGCTTTTCTAATAGTTCATTCAGATTATCAAAGTCCTTATCAGTTATACATTCAATTAAATCTATTAATACAATAGTTACATTGTTCTCTAATTCCTTATCTTTAATCAGTCCTAAAGTGTTCTCCATAAATAATCATCACTCCCACTCTTTTAAAAATCTACAACATTGAAAAATTGACTATACTTATACCTATTTCTAATCTCTATATTTATCTCTATAGTATAGATATCATTATCAAGGTCAGTGAAATATAACGCTACATAACCTTTACCCTTTTTAGTAAATTTACTAAAGTATCTATAATTAAACTTAACTAATAAAAAGTTCTCATCCAAAGGCTTTTTGAAAGTTAGTTTTTTACTGTCTAAATTAATATAGATATTAGCATCATCTCTAAGGTCTTTCATTTCCTGAAATTGGTCATAGTCTATAGGCATTTTAAATATAATTACATCATCAATACTTTTTCTAAAATTTTTAAGTAACTCCATATCATCCCTATACTTATCTTTATCTACAATAGTTTCATAGAACTCACCATCTTCAGTTTCAATTCTAAATAATCCCTTGTCATGATTATAGATTATTCTAGACATAATATCTTTTCTCTTAACTTTATTATCATTCTTCTTATTGTAAAAATCATAAAATGACATTTTATCGTCATCATATTCATCTTCATTAAAGGTTCTCATCATCACTAACTTACCCTTGAAGAACTCAATAAAATCATCTTTTCTACTGTATTTCTTTTCATATGGAACACCTGTGATTATTGGTGTAATTTGTTCATCATCAATAGCAATCACTTCATTGTCATCAATAAAATAATAATACCCTGATGAGTCAAAATTCTTTTTGAATCCTTGATTCAGATGATGTAGAAACCATAGTATTGAATCTACTTTTTCTTTATCATCAATTATTATATCATCTGACATCTTTATCACCCCTCTCTAGTTATATAAAATATCACTCAACCAATTTTATAATATATACTTTATTATGAGACTAATTCTATCATTTCTTTTAGGTTAGGTAAGTTGAAGTACTCTTTACCTAAACTTATATAATCTCTACTGGATAATTTATCAACAAAGTCATAACCTTTATCCTCTGATAATAATCCCTCTTTACGTATCTTTCTATATACATCTGGATATTCTTTCTTACATGCTTCTATCCATAGATCACTGCCAATACCATACTTATCAATATCATCTAAGAATATTTGTTTTTCATCTAATAATTCAATTATATCATTTTTCTTATTTTCAAGTTCTAAACTATCATATAGAATGATCTTACCACGTTGTGTAGTAATATCTATATTAAATGCAGATAGTATAGATGGGTATAATGAAGATAAGTCCATATCGATAACTAAATCAAATACAAATTTAGAGTTTTTACCATTAATCTTAACCCCCACATTCTTATTTAACTTAGGATTAGCCACATACGCACCACGGAACTTACCACTTATAGGTCTAACTCCTCCATAATTTTTATTTCTATTATTACTAAGAATGTAGTCTTGTTGGAAATAGTATTTAATAGCTAGGTTCTTAAGACAAATAGTCTTTTTTAGTGCTTTAATATTTCTAGTATTTGTCATAGAAGCAATCATATCTAAAGTTTCTATATCTTCATTATTATCTTCAAGTAAACCCAATAGCATAACATCATGAATATTGTATTCAACAAAACGTTCATAATTTTTATATGGGAAATTCTTTATATCAATTCCTTCATTATTAGGATCTATTGGTAACTTTTGTTCATTTATTTCTTCTTCAACAATAGCATCTAATTTATATGATTCTTTTTGTCCACTTACCTTACGTAAGTTTGCATATAAAAGTAGTAAATCATTATATTGAGTATATGAAGCACATTTAAAGTAGTCACCTTTATCAGTAAATTTATTATTGTAATCATCATCATAATAGTATGCCATCTTATAGGGCATATCTGGATGACTAACTAATTCATCAGCTTCTATTCCACCTTGATTTTTAGCACGATTAATTAACGTAAGAATATCAAACTTCATATTCCACGCATTGTTAAAATCAGGTTTAGTGATATTGACTATATTGAAGTAATCTTTAATTAACTCAACCTCATCATCATAGAATTTAGTCTTAAATGTAATATCTAAACCATATTGGTCTTTATACTTCTTGTTCATTCTCTTATTAAATTCATCTATATTCTTTTCAAACTCAGGAATTTGTGGATTTGGTCTAGAAGCATGTCTTAATAGCAATGTGAATGATGTTTCACTTTCTCTATCCCAATGTGTTATAGCATTTACTGGAGCTTCAGCTTTAGATTCTTCTGGGAATCCATCTACATCAATACCATCTACCTCGATATCAAAATATGCCTTAGTTGGTTTGTAATCGCTTTCTTCCATAGGATTATCTAACATATGCTTTGATATATAATAATCTTCTATATTCATATCACTTCTATGAACATTTGGGTCTAAATGTAATTTTCTTGCATGACCTGCATTGCCACTCTTTAAGCAGTCATAAAAGAATGAGGTATTGTAGTTAACTTCTTCCTCATATACCCTAGATTCTAATTCATCTAGTTCATTAGCTACACTTTTTAATAAATCCCTATTATTAACCTCTACAAAATTTACCTTCTCAGGTTCTATATGTGCAGTAGGTATTTCTTGGTAATGCTCTGGTTTATTTATGAAATATAACATCTTTGGATCACTTACTAACTCAAAATACTTCTCTCCAGTTTCCTCATTTCTAAGTATCTTAATTAGTTTATCATTAAACTTATTTCCTTTTCCATACTTCTGTGGGAAGTATATTGTATTAATTAATTTTATTCTATCTCCCATGAACTTTCAACCGCCCTTTCATTTATTTTCTCTTAAAGTTTATTGATTTGTTAATAGTTATTTTATGCAAAAAAATAGTGAAATTATTCCTGACTTGCAGATATAATCCCACTGATTTTTGCAGTCTTAAAGAAGCCTTCTTCATAGACATAACTTGTTGAAAAAGATAGTTCTACAGAAAGGATTCCATTGTAATCACCTGTCATTATTTTAAACAAGTCTGTCTTAAATTCATTAGCGAAGTTGTTTTCAAGTGTATATTCATTTATTAGTCTATAATCGATGTGTTTCTTTATATCATTCTCTTTTTCTTTAAATATTAATATACTGCCATTCTCATACATAATAAATATAAAATTCATATTATCTATTTCAAGTTTTATAAAATTTGAGTATGTCTTATTGATTTCTACATCCATTCTAAGTTCACTAGTTACGATTTCTAATATAGTATACAACTTATCTATATTCACTAAGATCTTCATTTTTTCATAATAATCAGTAGGTGACAAATCTAAAAATTCACTCTTAATTTTATTATATTTACTAGAAACTTTATTAAGATTCATATTCACCTAATTCCTTTATAAAATTGCTAATACCTTCATTAATATCTATAACGGATAAACTAAACATAAAATCTCTTGTGAGTTTATCAACTCTAAGATTGAAAGTCGCATAGAATATAGGGGATCTATCAGGGATTCCATTCATATGAAGTTTAAGTAATTCAATTATTATACTATCTCTTAATTCATCTGATAATATACTGCTTTTTCCACTACATATATTTAACAATAGAGCAATAGACTGTGTATCATCATCAATTGATAATAATTCCAACTTATTATCATGTGTAATCAATATACCTAATTCAGTACCATTAAGTGAAAATTTAACTATATTACTTCTATGGTCATTAATAAACAACTCATGAACACTTACTTTCATTCCTGATTCTATTCTAAGGTCTACTAGTATTTTCCTTATACTTTTCTGGACTTGATTGGAGTAAAGATACCGTGCAATGGATAATTTATTTTTCATATTATATTACCTCCTTAATCGCCATAATATACACTTGCATTCATAACTATCTTTTCATGTATTTTCTTATTTAGGTTGTCAATATTTGTTATATTGAATCTTCTATGCTTATCATATTGCTTTTCAAGTGCATATAAAATCTTAAAATCCACTAATGGTTTTACCCTTTCATTTTATACTGCAGTCAAAGAATAACCTAGTATTGATGGATGCTTACTTAGTCTATATGTGTTTCCATGATCTTCAGTAAATATACATGTTTGCAAATTATCCATTCCAATTTCATTACCTACAAATATCTTAAATAGCTCAGATTTAAAAGAGGCTAGATCAGTATAATTATATTCCCCAATGACTTTATAAATGTTGGACCAACTTACATTAACAGTAAGTGTTACGTTATCCCTAATTAATATTGCATATTCCGTTCCCCACACTCTTAAACGTATTACATTGCACCTCGACTCTATAAGCTGATCTAAAGTGTCATAATAATATTTAGTATCACCAGATTTAGGTATACCAAATATACTGTAAAGTATATTATATACAACATCAAGCGATTCTATTAAGTTATAGTCAGGTTTTCCAGGTTTACTTACTTTAACTTTCTTTCTATAATGCAACAGTACGCACCTCCTTTAATATTATATTATATCGCTAATTGAATTATCACAATCACCATAGTTGTATCTTTTAACACTATAATTATTTTCCCTTAGTTCATCTATATTATCAAACTTTTTATATAAACCTAGAAATAAACCTACTCCTGATGCCTTAGTATATCCTCGTATATTATTAAGTGTATAATATGAATCTGATACGTTATATAAAGGGTCTATAATCCCTAGGCTGGTAAATATCTTAAATAAATCTGGCTTTAATTTACTTATACCATCCTCATCTAGACTATATTCACCTACTACTAACACGCATTGATTCTCACTAGCTTTCACACTTCTTGGGTTTGATTGTATACCATGCATGTTTATAGCTAAATTATTAGTCACTATTACTGCAAAGCAATCCAATATAACCATTGTAAAATCTGGACTTAATTTTATGATATTGTCTGAATTTGGACTGGATACTTTATCTTTATGCTTTAGTCCTGGTATAACTTGTTCTATTTTCGTATTGAATATCTTAGTTGTGTTAGCTATTTTATCATATTCATAGATTTTTTCGTCTTCAAATATAAGTCCTCTCATTTTATCACCTCATTATCTATTTTCAGAATGTAATAATCTTACATAGTCACCATTATTTTCAATGACTGTTTCAACTACACATCCACTTGATTTATTACTAATATCGACACCATAATCTCCATCTGTAAACATTTTAAATACATGTGATTTGAATTTAGTAATTCTTTCATCATCTATATCCATTGTATCAATTAGGTATATAGGTCCTTTATGTTTAAAATATAAAGCTAAGTCGAAAGTGTTAGAATACACAACTATTAATATTCTTCTATCTGTACTCGTTGTAATAGTTAGTGTATTCTTAAATATACTCACACTAGTCTCCCCAAATGTTTCATCTATAATAGATTTAAATAACTTTTTAAATCTATCAAGACCTCTAAGAACCGCTAACTCACTTTTTAAAGGGAAGATCATAAGTTGGATACCGTATTGATCATATTATATTTTCTAGAACCATACTCTTTTACTGTAAATTCCACTATTTTAACATCTTTAGTAAATACAACAGTATCATGAACAAGTTCAAATAAATAATGTCTAAAATCTTCGACCTCATCAATTGGTATACTATAAAATAATGCATTATCCTTTGGTCTTACTATGTTAACACACTTATCATCCCAATTGAATATTACATATGGTTCATCATCTCTTAATTTAGTCACTTTCATTTCATTAGAGTAATCCATAGAACTTTTAATTCCATTAATAAATGTATCACATATGATTGGAAAAAAATCACTCATAAATTTTGAACCTAGTAAATTAATATCATTAGCATAATTATGTTTCATATTATCTCTCCTTTAACTCAACTTCTCCCACTTTAATTTTATAATGTTCTGTATTTCCCGACTCAAGCACTAACGTATCTGTATTAAATTTAGTAACAATGTCTCCATCTTTTGTTTCAGGTGTACCATTGTTAAATAATTTAAACAAAGCTGACTTGAATTTATTAATGTCATCTAATTTTATTTCATCTATCTGTAGGTCATATACAGAGTCTACAATAGTTACAGAATCCTCACCTATGATAAAATCTATAAATCTATTCCAATCACTTTCCATTTTTGGTTCTATTAATATTAATATTGATAGTGAATTTTTATATTCCCATGATGTTACATATTGTGAATTGTCATTAAGGAATAATTCATTTATAACAGGTTTAAAGTTTATAATGAATAAATCTATATTTTTGTTAATCTTATCTACATCATATGAAAATTTTTCTTTACTAGCCCTCAATTACATCATCCTCCCATACTAAATATTAAACCTAAGCCACCATTGTCTATATAATCACCCTTTACAGACTCAGTCGTTTCTATACTATCTTTCTCAGTCTTTATTCCGAATAATGTTAACTTAAACTTATTTATCAAATTCTCATCAGAGAAATTTATTATATTGATCGCCATGTGATGTTTGAAGTATAAATGGTTTTAAATCTTCTGAATTTTTATTATTCATTATTCAACCTCCATTACATAACTATCATATCCAGTATTAATAATCTCTTTGAGTTCAACTAAGTTATATATCTCATTTTCAAAACCTAAATTAATACCATACATTTTGTCATAATCATCAACATCAATCATACTGCTATTAATTCTAAATACTACATTTTTCCAGTTATTTAAGGAGTTGGTATCATTAGGTATACTTTTAATTCTCCTATACGTATCAATGAATCCAAGGTCACTCATATCTTTTATAAGTATAGATGCTCTTCCATTAATCATAACCTCAATACATTCATCAGATAATAATACACACAACTTCTTATTTATAGCTCTATGGCTTATCATTATTGTGTTTAATTTAATATCACAATGTATATCTAATATACTTTCATATACAGGTAAATACTCTTTAATAAATGTTTCCATATTTTTTTTTCTCTAATACTTTCTTTATTCATAGTAGGTTCTTTTATATTAATCATTATCTTGTCTTACTCCTCTCATATTCATAAACATTAAAGTGACTATTGTCACCATCATCTACTTTTTTTTTTAATATAAATACTTCTCCTTCTTCCATATTCTCATTACACCTTAGTTTAAATATAAATTTTTCCAATTTGAAGTATAAAATTTATCGTTAGCTATGTGCTCAATCTCGGTATATTCTGTTACAATACTATGCTTATACATTCTCCCCAAGTCTTTATCTACGTACTTCTTTCTTCTTACTCCTGTAGATTTATGTCTAAGTATATATGTTGCATCTTTCTTAAATACTGCCTTAACACTTTTAATATCTTCACTTAGTTTAAAATATAGGACTACGGAATTTAAATCAACCGAATGATTTGAGAGTATAAATAATTCTTTAAATATAGGTAGTATATTCTTATTGAATCTGTCGACTTGACTTAATTCATCATCATACATTAGATTAAATCCTCCTCAAATATATACTCTGAGACATTGAAGCGTTTACGTATTACACCTCTACTTCTTCTACTTATACTATATGACCTATCCTCATTATATGACACATTATCACTATTCAGATTAAATATAAATTTCCTCCAATTAGTATTATAATTATAGTCATATTTAATATACTCTAGTTTTAAATATGCTTGGAATTGTTCTTTAGTATTATAATTATAGTCATATTTAATATACTCTAGTTTTAAATATGCTTGGAATTGTTCTCCAGGCTTATCTCCTCCAGCATGTCTAAAACTATGATACTCTATCGGTGCTCTTATGACTAAGGTATCCTGTTTCATTATGTAGACTCCACTAGGTTCAAATACAAGATATAATGGCTCTATTTGAGCAAATTCCAGATTAATCACATTAGACATTTGACCATTTCTTAATACTTTGAATACTGATTCAAATTCATTAAGAGTATACTCAATAAAATCACTTATTTTTGTTGAAATTATATTATTTTCTTTTTTATCCATCCAATCATCCTTTCATTATTAAAATAAAAACCTTAACAAATTATTAATTAATCAATATTATAATATATATTTAAATTTAAAACATAAATTAGGAGGTGTGGTAAGTCTAATAACTTAGACTTGTATAATATGGCTAAAAAGAAGAACAATAAGATACTAGATACTTTAAATCGTTTAACAACGGGTGCTATATATGGAACAGATCAAGATGTTCATGATTCCAATAAAGCAGATATAACCGAGATTAAGGGTATCATAAACAAAATTAATGGTAAGTATAAGCAGAATACTGGCTCAGAAATGATGGACTTTTTCAATAGTGTTAGTAATAATGAAAACCGCAAGAAGAAGGATGAAGATAGTAAGAAGAATAAGAAGAAAGAACTTATAAAATTAGATGATATAGTCAAGACTGATGAATATCAGAATGCTATAAGTGATATATTCTTCTCAGAGAAAGATAGATTTAATCTTTATCATAACTTCGACTTAATCTATAATAATATACCACAGATGGGACAAGCTTTAGATACATATGTGGATAATATATTATCACCAGATGATTTCACTAAGAACATATTTAATGTAAAATATAATGATATAGCTTCAGAAGTGACTAAGGATATTGTAATGTCTAATTTAAATAGGATAAAAAAGAATTACAATATTAAGTATAATGCTAAGAAGTATATTAAGAATGCTTTAAAGAATGGTGATGAATTTGTCGCAATACTAAAGATAAGTAAAGAGATTGATAGATTACTTGTAGAAGATGAAGATGAAGAACTTTTCTTTGATAGAAGTAATGATGATGGAAAGAAGTTAGGTACTGAAGATATACGTTTAACTAATGAAGAATTATCAGTGCTTGAATCAATGAATAAGCAGTCTAAAGGTGATAAAGTACTAAACTTACAAGAGAGTATGAAAGGTAATGATTACAAACAGTTAAAAGAAAACTGGCAAAGTTATATATCTGAGATATTAAATGAAAATATTGAAGTTGAATATGATAGTAAGTCATTAACAAATAAGATAAAACAAGTACAAAAGGACTTTGCATCTGATAAAAGTACTACTATTGGAGACAATATTGGGGGAGATAATAATAAGTCTAAAGATGATAAGAATAATGCAATTGAACTTAATGGTTCTATAGTAAAGAGGTTAGAACCTGAGAATGTTATAAAACTAGAAGTAGAAGGCGTTAACTATGGTTATTATTATATTGAAAAGAGAGATGAAAGATTTGGTGAATCTAAGAGTACTAATCAAGCTATAACTGATATAGACTTAAGTTTCTCAAATGGTGACCTTGACGATAATACAAATAAAAAAGTAAAACTTGTAAATGATATATTTGCTAAGAATATAGCTAGTAAAATAGATAAGACGTTTATAAAAGATAATCCTGAATTCAAGAATATTATTCATAACCTTTTAAGAAATAACTATATAACAAATGGTAAGGTAAAAATTATATATCTACAACCAGATGAGGTAGTACATTTCAAAGGTGATGATGATGGGTCTGTTTACGGGGAGTCTTTATATAAAAATATACTATTTACAGCTAAAATGTACTTAACTGTTTTAACTAGTGATTTAATGAGTAAATTAGTTAGAAGTCCAGATAAGAGAACTTTTTATATAGAAGTTGGGTTAGATGAAGATAGCGAAGCAGCTGTAGAGAGTTTTGTAAGAGATATTAAGACTAAAGATATAACTATGGATAACCTTAAAGATATAGATACTGCTATGAATTCAGTTGGTACGTTCCAGGATTACTATATTCCAGTAGTTAATGGAGAAAAACCAGTTGAAATTGATAGAACTGATGGTCTTGACACTGATATTAAGAATGACTTCTCTGAGTATCTACTTGAAGCTATGATTTCAGGCGTAGGTATACCTAAAGATTTCCTTTCTTATAGTGATACTGAGTTTGTACGTTCGTTAGCAATGCAGAATGG